TGTCTACATGTACATGTAAACCACACTTCTGGGTAATGTGGGCACCTTCCAACAGCGGCTTCAATGACAGAATACCATTAATGCGTCCATTCTGGCCTACCCATGTTAAACGCCTAAGTTCTATTCCCCCTGTTCCTAAACTACCGTCGTGAGTATAATTACCAAGACTGCCAGACGGTAAATCAGACCAGCGTGTTGGGTAGTGTTCTATTTCAACTCCCAACAGACTGCCAAGTGGCATTGTTTTTTTGGCCTTTTCAATAGCGCTGGCAGGTTTAGGTCTGACATGTTTTCCAGCCCTCAATCCTTGTACATACTCTGGGACATTGAATGAATAAGTGTGACGGGAAGGAATAGGAGTGTTTGATTTCAACAACTGGGCCAGCAATGTGTGTTTCGCAGGAATAGGAAAGCCCCGAACAGGGGCAATGGTTGAATTATCAATGAACAGGGGATTGGTAAGACTCTGTCCATTGGCAGTTCTGGGGGAATGGTAATTGGAGTAAATGTACCGTCCCGTTCCCTTGGAATAACCACTAGAACAGAAAACAGACAGGAGCGTAATGGACTCTTTCACATTGCACCTCCCATGATCGCGTCGGCCAGAAGCCAGACGATGGGGACAAGGATTGCGTTGAGAATCAGGAAGGCCAGCGCCTTCCCGAGCGTGTTTCGTTGTTGTTTCATGTTTCGTTTTCCTGAGGTTTTCTCAGGGTTTCGACGGTTTACAATGGTTTTCTACGGTAGACAACAGAAAACGGAAAAAAGTGGCGAAGTGGCCTTTTTCAGGGGCAAGCTGCCAGTTATGGCTAGGGATAAGACAAAGGAAGTCCAAGGGGGCGGGGAAGTGATTGAGACAAGGCAAAAAGGGAAGGTTGGAAGGCCTCGAATTCCTGTTTCAGAGGCCGATCAAAAAAAAGCTATTGAAGCAGCTAGACTTGGTATCCCGTTAGAGCGTGTAGCTATACTATGCGGTTTCCCTTCTGGTAATGCTGGACGCTGGCATGACTTCCTAAAGCGCAATCCTGACTTTGCCGATTTATTAGAAAAAGCAAGATTAGAAGGCGAACTTGAGCTGACTTCTGTTGTAAGACAATGCGGCAACGGCTGGCAGGGTTCCGCTTGGTTGCTCGAGCGTACCCGTGGCTACGTTGCTCGCGCTTCACTAGAACATACTGGGAAAGGTGGCAAGGAATTATCAATTAGCGGGTCACTGCTAGGAGCATTCGGAGGACAATCCAAATAGGATAGTGCGCTATTGTAGTAGCCGCTATTTGCATAGGTGACCAATGGATCGCAGTTCAATGCATAGGACCACGGGGGGTGGGGACCACCCAGGTGGGGGGTGGTTGTTACCTTATACCCCCTCCCCCTCCCACAACCAATTTTATGGCAGTCAAGCAAATTAAGAAAAAGAAATCCTCTTCACTCGGCATGGGTTCGCATATCCCTGCTTGGAAGCAGCGTAAGCTATTGGAGGAGGCTCAGCAGTTGCAGAACTTCCCTAAGATGATGCTTGGCCTGCGTGATACCTATGCGTGGCAGGAGAAGGTGTTGGGAGCTTTGAATGAGAAGCACTCGAAGGTAGCTTTGAAAGCGGCGAATGGTTCTGGCAAGACGAGTATGGTGGCCGCGAGTGCGGTGATATGGCACATGCTCCGCTGGCCGGGGAGTTTGGTGGTATGCACCGCTGGTGTGTATCGACAGGTGGCCGACGCTCTGTGGCCCCATCTGCGAAAGATGATCAATGGGTTGGGGGGAGAGGAGAATGGTTTCTCGATCAAGGATGGCGAGATCCGCTATGTATATCCGAAGAGGGGGGTGGATGGTCAGGAGTTGGTGAGCCGGTGTATCGGGTTCTCGGCGAGCAATCCTGAGAAGGCGGAGGGCTGGCATGTACAGGGTCCGAGTGGTGATTTGATGTATATTGTGGACGAGGCGAAGGCGGTTCCGGACGGGATCTTCCAGTCGATGGAGCGGTGCCAGCCTACGCGGACGTTGCTAATGAGCAGTCCTGGTGGTAGCTCCGGGTATTTCTACGATGTATTCAGGCGGAACGATGGCAAGTGGCAGACCTTTACCGTTACCGCGTTTGATTGCCCACATATTCGGAAGGAGTGGATTGATGATCAGTTCGCGAGGTGGGGCGAGGGTCATCCGCTGGTCCGGTCGATGATTTATGCGGAGTTCATGGAGGATGACGGGAGCCTCACGGCGGTCAAAACCTCTGACTGGCAGAAGGTTGTTTCTGGCCCACCCAAGGAGGAACTGGACGGGCACAGGTTGACGGCGGGTTGTGATTTCAGCGCGGGCGGGGATGAGAGCGTGATGGTGGTGCGTCAGGGTAACACGGTTAAGGGACTGGTCCGCTGGAGGGATAAGGACACGATGGCCAGCGTGGGTAGGTTCATATCGGAGTTCAGGAAGTGGAAGCTGAAGGCTGAGGATATTTATGCGGATGTGGGTGGAATGGGTGTGGTGATGTGTGATGCGCTGAGGGCGGAGGGTTGGGATGTGCGACGGGTGAACTTTGGTGAGCGGGCCATCCGGGATGATCAGTTCGTGAATCGGGCGGCGGAGATGTGGATTGAGTTCGGGCGGATGGTGGAGGAGGGTAAGGTGAATCTGGGACCGGTGGGGACGGATGAGGTGCTGTTGCAGCAGTTCGTGAGCCGGAAGGTGCGTACGAATGGGAAGGGGAAGCTGACGCTGGAGGGGAAGGATGAGCTGCGGGCGCGTGGGGTGAATAGTCCTGATCGGGCGGATGCGGTGGTACTGGCTTTCTGTGGTGGTGGTGGGAAGCGGATGGATGAGTATTTGAGGGCGGTGAACGAGGATGGACGGAGTTTGATGGAGAGGTTAGAGGATGAGATTGGCCCACTAGAGCATAGCGAAAAAGGGGTTGCGCTTGCTGGATGTGATGTTGGGGGATAACAAAGGGGCAGCATTTTATGATGAACGACAAACAGCGGAACGCGTTGCAGGGTCAGATTGTCGAGGCTGTGAGCCAACGCAGTCCGTGGGAGCTGAGGCAGACGAGGTGGTATGAGTTACGCCACAATGGGTTGCGCCGTGTGAATAAGCCCTGGCCGAAGGCGGCGGATCTGCATTGGCCGCTCATTGATACGGCGATTGAGAAGCTCAAGCCATTGTTCCTCCAGCAAGCTCTGGGTATGGATGTTGTGGCCAGCTTTGTGCCGATGCGCCAGCAGTTGAATGCGTATACGAAGGTGGCCGAGGATTGGTTCAATTATAAGATCCGGGAGAAGACCAACTTCATTGATGAGGTATTGAGCTGGGTGGATTACACGCTGATGAGCGGGCGCGGGGTGATGAAGTGCTTCTGGAATCCGGGTGATAAGCGGGTGGGATTCGAGGCGATTGATCCGATGTATTTCGTGGTCCCGGCGTACACGGTGGATTTGCAGGATGCGGACTGGGCGGTGCATGTGATGCCGATGAGTGTTCCGGCTTACAAGCGGGTGGCGGCTCAGCTTGGATGGAAGAGTGATGCGAAGACGATTGAGAAGATCCGTGGGAACCCGCAGCAGGATGATAACATTCCGGGGGCGGCGACCGAGGATGATGCGAAGCAGTTGCGCGAGGGTATTACTTACACCACGAACACGGATGGCGTGATTGTTTGGGAGGTTTATAGGAAACGGGATGACGGGGTGTGGGAGGTTTATACTTACAGCCCTGCGGCGGTGGATCTTGATCTGCGGGACCCGATGGAGTTGCCGTATGAGCATAACCAGTTGCCGTTCGTGGACTTCCCGTATGAGATCAAGGACAAGGGCTGGTTCAGTCCAAGAGGCGTGTGCGAGATTCTGGCGGCGTTCGAACTGAGCATGACCGCGATGTGGAATCATAAGCATGACGCGATGACGCTGTACAACCGCCCGCTGTTCCGTGCGGAGCGGGAGCTGCCGAATAGCATCAATCTGCGGTTCCAGCCGGGGCAGATTTTGCCGTATGGCGTGGCTCCGGTGCAGATGCCGCAGCCTCCGGTGAGCTTTGATCAGGAGTTGAATCAGACGCGGGCCATTGCGGAGAACCGGATCGGTAGCCCGGACTACGCGATGAGCAGCGCGATGAGCAGTAGTGGTGATCGCAGGACGGCGACCGAGATCCAGAGCATCAACGCTCAGTCGATGCAGAGCGGGGATTTGCGGGCGCGGCTCTTCCGCATGGCTCTGGGCAAGCTGTACCGACAGGCGTGGGGCTTGTATGTGCAGTATGATTCCAAGAGTTTGCGCTACCGCTTTGCGGAGGACTCGTTGGATGCGGACCCTGTGGCCCTCCATGATCAGTACGAGCTGGAGCCGAAGGGTGGAATGGACATGGTGAGTAGGCAGATGATGGTGCAGCAGGCCATCAGCCGTAAGCAGTTGTTTATGAACTCGCCCTGGGTGGATCAGGTGGCGTTGGACAAGAGCATCATGGAGCTGGATGACCCGAGTTTGATCAAGAAATTGATCCGTGATCCGGGTCAGAAGGCCCAGGACGAGCTGGAGGACGAGACCAAGACGATCCCGACGCTGTTGGTGGGTATTCCGGTGCCCGCGAAGCCGGGGCAGAACTACGCTGGGCGCATTGGGGTGCTGATGCAGTACCTGAATGGGGCGATCCAGCAGGGTCAGCAGTTCAGTCCGGCGTCACAGAACGCGTTTATGATGCGTTTGGACAGCCTCTTGCAGGCTTACGAGCAGGTGGCTACCAATGAAGCGCGGAAATTGCGGAAGGAAATCCAAACATTCCTTACGAGTAGCGGTCTCCTTCCTAGTCAGCAGCAGCAACAAGCTCAGGCGATGGCTCAGCAGCCTCAGATGTGATGAATTTTTGCAAAGACTGCCAGTTTTTCAGTGCGGATAAGACCTGTCGGAGGTATCCGCCCAGCAGTAGACCAAGTTGCTGGCCTACTATGAAGGATGAAGACTGGTGCGGTGAATTCAAAGCCATGAACAACCCAATCGTGACCACCGTGGTGGTGCAAACCGCACCGAAATCGCTGGATGAACCGCGCCCGATCATCATGGAGGCACTCGAAGAGGGTGTTGCTCCGAAGATTCGGATTCAGAAGCCCAAGAAACCGGAAAGCTTGAAGGATATTCAGGCTTCGCCATTGTTCTCGGGAGGACAGGCTTGATATGGCTGAATACCAAGGCAAGAAAGTCACTCTGAACAAGCCCTTCTACACTCCGGGTGAGAAGAAGAAGAGTGCGGTTTATGTGAAGAACCCGAAGGGAACGGTCATCAAAGTGCGATTCGGTGATCCCGACATGAGCATCAAGAAATCGGACCCGGAACGGCGCAAGAGCTTCCGAGCGAGGCATAATTGCGATACGGCGAAAGATCCAACCAAGCCAAGAACTTGGTCATGCAAAGCGTGGTGACCCATTTCCTAACATGAAGAAGAAATCAAAGTTCAGTAAACTGGCCAACGAACTCCGTAAGGAGGGGGCCGATGATCCTCGCGCACTTGCTGCCTATATCGGTCGCAAGAAGCTGGGGGCCGCAGAGTTCATGCGCCGCCAAGCTGCCGGTCGAAAGAAAGCCAGCAAGTAAATGATCAGCTTCTTCGCACGAGTCCGTACCGCGTGGACATTTGCGCGGCATCAACGATGGGTCGATCCGCTTCCTTGGCGCAAGGAGGACGCGATCACGCTCAATAATTTCTTCAATAGCGATACTGGCAAACGATTCAGGGACGCACTGTTAAACACTGTGCTTATGCAGAATGCTTCTGCGATAACTGATAGAAACCATTTGCAATATTCGTCAGGCTTTGCAATGGGTCAGGCCAGTCTTGTGAAGGTCATCGAAGTGATGGCCGATCAGGAATCAATTACGGGGCAGGATGATGATCCGGATTCTGCCACGAACACATAGGATCAAAGTTGCGGTTGCCGGTCTGTGCGGACCAGCAAACGAGTAAAAGCACAATATGTCAGACGAATCAATGAGTGCAGATGGCCTACTCGCGTTGGCCAGAGATCACGATGCCGGTGTCGATATCGACAGCCAGCCAAGGGAGCAGACTCCAACATCAAACGAGTCAGCTCCGGTTGAGCAGGAATCCTCTAATGAGGTGACCGCCAGCAAAGAGTTCGATGGTGGCGAGAAGGAAGTAAGCACGAAGTCAGAGACGGAACCGAAGGCGACAAAGACCGAGCCGAAGGTTGATAAGGAGAAGAGCAAATTCGCTCAGGAACAGAACCGAAAGGCGAAGTCCTGGGAACAAATCAACGCTGAGAAGGAGGCCCTCAAGGCTGAGCGCGAAGCGGTGAGGCGTGAGCGTGAGGAATGGAGCAGGAGCCGGGAGCAATCCAA